CCGGCATAGGAGACCACGTAATTGAGTTCCCAGCCGGTGTGGCAAACGATTTTAAAGAGGGTGATAAGGTAAATATGTATTTAGGTTCACCCATTAATCCTGTTCGATAAAATTAATCTCTAATTGTTTAGTTTTATTCTCGTAGTCAATCAATCTTTGATTGGAAACTTTTACATAGTTTTCAGATAATTCAAATCCGATATAATTTCTACCCAACTTTTTCGCCGCAAGTGCGGTAGTCCCACTTCCGGAGAAACAATCAACAACCAAGTCATCTTTATAGGTTAGTATTTTTATTGCTTTCATCGGAATATCCATTGAAAAGGTTGCTTTAGTTAATGATTTAGTATCATTAAAATATTTCCACTGACCGAAAACAAGTTCCATAAATTCACCCTTATCCTTGTCTGAATATAGTTTCTTGTTTTTAATTTTACCTTCCTCGTTTTCAACCTCAGCTTCGGTAAATGACCATTCTGACAATCCCTTATTTTTTTTCTTATATTCCTTTTTATAGGCCAAGATTACACATTCCTTTGGATTATATATGTAAGGTGACGATGCTGACATCCAAGACCCCCAAGCCGTGGTTTTTGACCTATGGGGTGAATCTTCTTCTAAATCAACAACACCAAAAAATCCAAAACCAATTTCTTTCATCATCTGCCAATACTCAGACACTAAGAACACCCTACCACCTCTTTCTCGAACATTTATTTCGTAAGGTATGTTCAACGCAATTCTACCGTCATCCTTTAATGTTCTAAAGACTTCCGATAACCATTTTCTACACCAATCAAAGTATTCTGACATTGGCGCATCATCTTTATGTACATCATATGCTATACCCACATTATAAGGGGGACTTGTCACATATAAGTCAACTGTTTCGTCGTTAAGTTGTTTGAATAAGTCCAAACAATCTCCGTGGTAAATTTTGTTAGTTTCCATTTACTAATTATTTTCTATTTGATATCTTTATGAAAAGATAAAGAATAAAAAACAATAAACCAAAATATTTATAAAAAAAGAATAATTATCATGGGATGCGGATGTAAAAAAAAGACACAATCAACAACTAATCAAACAGTTAGTGTTCAGTTAACCGAGGGTACTTCAAGTACACCTCCTCAAGAAGTTGTAATCATGGAACAACAAATTGACCAAATTATAAAAAAAGTAGAGGAGATAAACAACCAAGATAGTGGTGAAACCACTGAAGGTGTATAATTAATATCGGACAGTATAATAAAATGTCCGTTATTTTTTACTCTTTATAATATATATAAATTTATATACTTATATTATGCCAAAATATCAAACAAAACTAACCAGCGTTAATATACTTGATGGTGTTTACAAAAAATTTAAAGTGAGCACCATTGATGGAAATATTAATCTTCAAAAAATAGTAAATCGTGCACTTGATTTATACAACACTAAAGAAGATTTTAAAAAAGTCATAGATAATCATAACACTTTAACTCAAAATAGTTCTAAATTTTAGATTATCAAAAAATATTCGTATATTTTTTCCATGTCATATAAATTTAAATTTATAAGAGGGTGTAGTGATGAAATTAACTTAAACACACGTACTGTTGAAGTTAGAGAGGGTCGTCGCACCATTCGCGCTCAGTGGACTCCTGAAATAGCACAAGATATTGCCACTTATCATGGGATTGATATTGAAGCTGAATTGACAAGAACACTAAGTGAAGAAATTGGACGAGAAATCAATCGTGAAATTATGGAAAGGATTGGTTTAAATGTCCAAAGAGTTTTTACAAGAACAATTGCTCAAGATTTAGTTCCCGTTCAACCAATGAGAGAACCTGTTTTTAATACAAACTACTTCTTCGATTATATCTACGACGGATACAGTTTTAAAAATTTTAAAATATTAAGAGGATGATTACAATAATATATTCAACACATAAAGATTCAAACTATAATCAAAAATTTAAAGAACACCTATCAAAAAGTGTTGGTGTTAAAAATTTTGAAATAATTGAATATGAAAACCTAAATCAATATTCATTATCGGAGGTTTATAATCGAGGTATAAGAGAATCTAAAAACAACATTGTTGTGTGTGTACACAACGACATTAAACTAGAAACAGGTTGGGGTAAAAAGTTACTTAAAAACTTCCAAGAAAACCCTGAATATGGTATTATAGGAAAAGCGGGTTCATGTTATTTTCCTGAGTCAGGGATATACTGGGAAAGAATGAAACAAACTATGGTTGGTCAGGTTTATCACCATCCCGAGGGTCAAAATAAATGGTTGAGTAGGTATTCAACTAAGTTACCCGAGTTAATACCGGTAGTTACAATTGATGGTTTATTTATTGCATTTGATAAAACAAAAATTAAGCATCAATTTGATGAGACAATTGGAAAATTCCATTTTTACGACCATTCTTTCTGTGTTCCAAATTATTTAGATGGTGTGAAGATTGGTGTTACATCATCATTTGACATCACACACCAATCCGTTGGTCAACCAAACGAAGAATTTTTTGAATCAAAAGAAAAGTTTTTAGAAAAATATCGTTCTGTTTTACCATTAGATTTGAAACCTGAAAAAATATATATCGAACAAATAAAAGAAAAACCTTTAAAAAACATTGGTAAAGTTGCGGTAATAATACCGACCAAAGGTAAGGTAGAGATGCTTCATGATTGTGTTAAATCATTTTATGACCATTGTAATTCAGAATTATTTACAATATTCATCGCGGACACCGGTTCAACTGATGATGAAAAAAATTGGGTGAAAGAGAATGTTCTTACTTTAGGTGATGTTAGATTAATCGAATATGATTACTACAATTTTGCAAAGATTAATAATGATGTGGTAAAGAATTATGTAACCGAAGAATTTAATTACATTCTATTATGTAATAACGATATTAAATTATTAAATAATGCCATTTATAATATGTTAACCGTTTTCAAAGAAAATGGTAGTGTTGGTACTGTTGGTGCTAGATTATATTTTGAAGACAATACTGTTCAACATGGAGGTATTGTTATGTTTCGAGATGAAGAAAAGAGAATACAGGTTAGTCATTTAGGAATTAGAACTTATTATGGTTTTAATACTCAAAATCATGAGGTAATAGGAAACACGGGGGCGTTATTAATGATTAGAAAAAATGTTTTTGAAAAATTTGGAATGTTAAATGAAAATTATATTGGGTGTTTTGAAGATGTTGAATTAAATCTAAAATGTATTATATCAAACTATAAAAACATAATCTGTAATAAAACTGTGGCGTATCATTACGAATCCCAAACAAGAGATGACTCAAATGATAAATTAGAAAAAATAGAAAAAGATTTTTTAGAAACACTTTTACCTTTTATATATAAAAATATTAATAAAATAGAAAATAAATTCGTTAAATTAAATTAATATGGCGCAAGGAGTTCATAAAATTACTGAAGAATTTGAAAAAAAAATATCAGAATATACTGGGGCAAAATATGTTATTGCTGTGGATAACCAAAGTAACGCATTGTTCTTGTCTTTAATGTATGAAAATGTTAAAGGTATGGAAATTGAAATACCTTCAAGAACATATCCATCAGTTCCCTGTGAAATAATACATGCGGGTGCAAAAGTTAAATTTAGACATGTTGAGGGTGAAACAATTAAAGGTGCGTATCAATTATATCCAACAAATGTTTGGGACAGCGCTCTTCGATTTACAACAAACATGTACATACCGGGAACACACATGTGTGTTTCATTTACTGGACCATATAAACACCTAAAATTAAGTAAAGGTGGTGCAATCTTAACCGACAACGAAGAGGCGTACAAATGGTTTAAAAAGGCTAGATTTAGTGGTAGGGATGAGTGTAGTTATCATGAAGATAATTTCGATATCGACCCTGTTATTGGTTGGAATTTTTATATGATGCCCGAATTGGCAACAAGAGGTTTATTATTAATATCTCAATTTTATGATACTGACACAAACACACCAAAACATAACGAAGATTTAGAATTAAGGTATCCTGATTTATCTAAATTCAAAGTATATCGACAATAATTAAAAAACTATAACTAATGAAAAAAGCGATATGTGTTATAAATACGTTTTTTAACTATGAACACATTCAAAGATGTTTTAATAGTATCTATTCATCTAATGTGGATTTTTTTATATTAGAAAATAAAAGTAAGTACAGTGATAAAATAAAAGATTTTTTTATTGATAAAAATGTTTTAGGTTATCTACAATTTCAAGAAAATGTTACCCATTTTTCGGTTGATACTTTCCTAAAAGAATACAGAGATTTAATTTTTCAATATGAGTACTTAATAATAACAGATGGGGACCTGGAAATTGAAAATATTGAAGATACCTACAATGAAATTTTTAACATTTTAAATGAACCTAATGTAATTGTTTGTACAGTAGACTTACTTTTAGATAATCTACCAACAAAAAGATTCCCTGAATCAGTAAATTGGGTTCCTAAATCAATAAATAATGGTAAATTTTTAATTGGTAACTCAGGTACACATTTACTAACTGTAAAAAATAATAATTTTGATGTGATTTTTGAAAATAACGCAATTATGGATACCATAATTTATCAATCTGTTTTAAAAAGACAAGGAATTTGGGTTAGAACATTAATAAATAAAGCATATCATTTAACATGGGATTATTACGTTGAAGGTAATGAATATTTGGAATGGAAACTTAAAAATCAATGGACGTTAGGTTCACATAATAAAAAATCTGAATATATAAAAATAATATGAAGATAGGTATAATGCAACCATATTTTTTACCTTATATAGGGTATTTCCAATTAATTGATTCTGTTGACATTTATGTTAATTTAGACCACGTTTCTTTTATGAAAAGAAGTTATATGACCCGAAACATAATTAAAGACAACGTGAGGATTGGGGTTCATGTTTATTCCGCAAGTCAAAATAAAACTTGTAGAGAAATTTATGTTAATTTTGAAAAAAATTACAATGATAAATTTAAAAAAACATTACACCAATTATATTCAAAATCACCAAACTATAATATAATTAATGATGAAATTATTAGTCCGTGTTTTGTTGATAGTGATATTAATATTTCCGACTTTAATTTCAATCTAGTTAAAAATATATCTAAGTATCTTTTAATAGACACCAAATTTGTTGATACTTCAATTGGTTTGACGGACAAAAAAAAGGGTGATGGTTTAATTGAAATTACAAAATCATTTAATAGTAATAAATACGTTAACGCAATTGGTGGTCAATCTCTTTATAATAAAAAGTATTTTTTAGAACATGAAGTTGAGTTGTTTTTTATTAAAATGAGTGAAGATATTAAGAATCCATACGTCTCAATACTGGATAGTTTATATACAAAACCAAAAGAATCTATAATTGAGGATTTGAAAAAATATACACTAATATGAACAAAAAAAACAAAGTAATAATTTTCGGGGTGTTAGACACTGCGGAGTTGGCTCATTTTTATCTAACTAATGATAGTGACTACGAAGTAGTTGCATTCACTGTAAATAAAAATTATATGACATCAGATAAATTCAAACCGAGGGGGTCTGAAATTGAATATACCGTTGTCCCATTTGAAGAATTGGAAAATCACTATCCTCCGTCCGAGTATTTGTTTTTTGCGCCAATGACGGGTGTTAAAATGAATACCCTGAGACAAAAAATATATGAAGAAGGTAAACACAAGGGATATGAATATATATCGTATGTTTCAAGTAAAGCAACTGTTTTCGGTAATAAGATTGGTGAGAATTGTTTTATATTAGAAGATAATACAATTCAACCATTTACCACAATAGGTAATAATGTTGTAATGTGGAGTGGTAATCATATTGGTCACCACGGACAAATAGATGACCACGTTTTTTTCACTTCCCATGTGGTATTATCGGGACATTGTCATGTTAAAAATAGGGCGTGGTTTGGTGTTAATTCAACAATAAGGGATTTTATAACAATAGGTGAAAGTTGTCTTGTTGCTATGGGAAGTTTAATAACCAAATCAACAGAAGATAATAGTTTTTATATGGGTCTTCCCGCTAAAAAACAAAATAAAACAGCAATGGAGGTTTATTAATATGTGGATTAAAAAGGGTAATATTTTCAATAAACATCACGCACAAGTTCCGGTTGTTGATGAATATGAAACATTCTATCGTATCTATTACTCAACAAGAATTAATGGTAAAAGTAATCCAATGTTTATTGATGTAGATAAAAATGACCCATCAATAATTTTAAATGAATCAACCAAACCTATTTTATCTTTAGGTGAAAGGGGATTATTTGATTGGGCCGGTGTAATGCCAACTGATATAATAACTCATAATGGTAAAAAATACCTATATTATATTGGGTGGTCGTTAAGACAAGATGTCCCATATCATAATAATTTAGGTTTAGCAATTAGTGAGGATAATGGTAATACTTGGAATAAATTTTCAAAAGGACCAATATTTCACACAACACACAAAGAACCCGGATATATCGGTACGGTGGAGATATTAATAGAAAATAATCAATGGAAGATGTGGTATCTTTCATGTTCAGAATGGATTGAGATTAATGAAAAAATAGAACCAATATATGATATAAAATATGCAACATCCGTAAATGGTTTTGATTGGGAACCAACAGGAATTGTGTCAATACCTTTAGAAAAAAACGAGGGGGGTATTTCATCATGTAGGGTTATGAAAAATAATGGATTTTATAAAATGTGGTATTCTATAAGGGATAAAACAAATTATAGAGAAGACATTAATCATTCATATAGAATTAAAACCGCAACATCTGTAGATGGAATAAATTGGGTAAAAAATAATGAAATTGATTTGGATATAACAGAAAATTCTGATTGGGATAATTTGATGACGTGTTATCCATTTATAATTGAAAAGGAAAAAAAATTAATTATATTTTATAATGGTAATCAATTCGGAAAAACAGGTATTGGATATGCAACAACAACTTAAAAAAGAGGGTTATATTGTACTCAAAAATTTTTTTGATAAAAGTTATATTGAAAAAATAAAATCGAAAGCAGAAAACATTTTTCAAATTCAATTTAATAAGTTTGGATATAATGGTGATTTTAAAGAAAATATGATTAAATTATTTAATGAACATGAAGATATTTTTATTAATTGTGGTAAAATAATTCAATCTGGTTTAATTGAATTGTATAAATTACCTGTGGAAGATAAATTAATTAAAACAATTAAATCATTAGGTGTTGAGTTTCCTAATCTTTGCACTAGACCTGTATTGTTTTTTAATCATCCAAAATTATCAAAAGAGGAGGTTTATTATAAAACACCACCCCACCAAGATTGGTTATCAATGTTATCAAGTATGGACTCGTTAGTTGTTTGGGTGCCGTTGGTTGACGTAAATAAAGATAATGGTTCAATTTTAATATGGCCAGGTACTCATAAATTAGGTCCACAACCATACACTACTATTGGTGGATTTGCATCTGTGGTCACTGAAGGTCAACCAATACAACCAGAAATGGAAGTTGGTGATATTGCAATTTTTTCAACATTATTAATACATTCATCGGGTGAAATTTTAAATGACACAATAAGATGGTCTTGTCATTATCGATATACAAATATGTTAGAAGAAGACTTCATAAATAGAGGATTTCCAAATCCTTATATATATAAACCATTATTACAACAATGACATTTTCAATTGTTATTACAACATATCAAAGAAAAGATTTAAAAACACCGTTTTATTTAAAAAGGGCGTTAGATTCAATATTTGCCCAAGATTATAAAGACTTTATGATTTTTGTAATTGGTGACCATTATGAAGATGATGAGGAATTTAAAAACATATTTTCCTCTTATGATTCTAAAAAACTATACTACGAAAATTTACCATTCGCAGCTGAAAGAGAAAAATACACAGACAAATGGTTAATATGGAATTATGCTGGTGGTACCGCTAACAATTATGGAATAAATAAATCGGTAGAAATGGGATATGATTATGTTTGTCATTTAGACCACGATGATGAGTGGGAGATAAATCACCTTTCTAGTTTAAAAGAGGGTATCGATGCTACGGGTGCTTTATGGTTGTGCACTAAATCACAATATGTTGGTGGTAGAACATTACCACAAATTGACAATTCTGATTTATTCGTTCCATTTTACCCAATCCCGCAAGGTTTAATACATTCATCTGTATGTATAAACTTTAAAGAAATACCACTAAGACATAGAAATGTGTATGAAGAAACAGGAAAAATTGGTTTACCGGGAGATGCTGATTTATGGGAAAGAATCTCCAATTATTTGAAGTCTATTAATAAATCCGGTTGTTTGGTAAATAAAATAACATGTAAACATTTAGAAGAAGGGTATGAACGAAAATAAAAACTATTCATTTGAAATAACTATAGAATCTTTGAACAAAATAAATAAGATTATAAATGAAATGGAGGGAAAAACCTTCCATAAACACACACACATATTATATGATATTAGAACCGAATTTGGTGATAAACCAATAAACTATTTAGAAATTGGTTCTTATGCGGGGTGTTCAGTATCTTTAATCTCATCTCACAATTATCCAACAAATTGTTATAGTTTAGATTTAGGTTCACCGATTGACCCAAATGTTGTCAAGAGAAATGTATCCAAATTTAAAAATAGTTTAAGTACATTTGAATATATTCAAGGTGACTCATCTAATCCCGAAATAATATCATTAGTCGATAAGAAATTAAATAATTTAGATATTTTATTCATAGATGGTAACCACACCAGATTTGGTGTTTTCAATGACTTCAATCATTATTCAAAATTAGTAAAAAACGGTGGGTATATTTGTTTTGATGATTATTTAGATTTTCAATATAGTCCAGACGTAAAAGGAGCCGTTGACGATATAGTTAAAGAATTGAATCCCACCGAATATGATATAATCGGATTATTGAAGTACGATTTTTTAAATGAATATACACATATGGATTATAACAGTATATTCGTAATAAAGAAAAAATAAAAGGGGGTATTAACCCCCCTCTTCTTTTGTCATATATCCTTTGATAATATTGACCGCTTCGTCATCAGTGTTAAAATCTCTTTCAGGACAGAAAAATGGACCTTTATTAGTTCCTTCTTGTTTGATATAAAATGATGGTAAATATTCATTTTTAGTTTGTTCCACAACTTGATTCCAAATTGCTTTATTTTTACCAACTTCTATTTCTCTAAAAGGTATTGATTCATTTTTTAACCTTTCTTTTAATTTAACACAGCGACCGCAATTTTCTAATGTAAAAATTAATAATTCATTTGTCATATTATAACGTATTTAATATTTCTTTATACATTGTGTCGGGTCTTGCACCTGAAGTTCTAAAGACTTCACTTTCACCGTTAAAAATCATTACGGTTGGTACTGAACGAACCCCATACTGCAGAGCACCGTCAGAGCTTTGGTCAACATCGATTTTCACAAACTTAATGTTTGGG